GCGGCATGGCCGGTCGACCTTCGGCCTCTCCCCCGAAGCGTTCGTCGCGTGCGACGCGGTAAAGCGGATGTGGCGCGAGGGACACCCCGCCACGGTTGGACTGTGGCGGGATCTCGAACAGGCTTGTATTGACGCGGTCATCAACCCGGGCACCACGTTCGAGTGCGGCAAGCTCAAGACCCGAAGAGACGGCGCTTGGCTTCGTATCGGACTGCCCTCGGGCCGTGCGTTGTGCTACCCGCAGCCGAAGGTCGAAGACGGGACACTGTCGTACATGGGCGTGAATCAGTACACGCGCCAGTGGTCCCGCATCAACACGTACGGCGGGAAGCTTGTCGAGAACGTCACCCAGGCTGCGGCGAGGGACGTGCTCGCTGCGAACATGCCCGACATCGATCGTCGGGGATACGAGATCGTTCTCACCGTCCACGACGAAATCATCACCGAGACGCCGGATACCGACGACTTCACCGTCAGTCAGCTATCCGATCTCATGAGCACCGTGCCTGCCTGGGCAAAGGGGTTGCCCCTCGCCGCGGCGGGCTTCGAAGGCTACCGCTACAGAAAGGACTAGGAGAACCCCAATGAAAGACTACGCAGAGCACACCCGGCAGCACTTCCTCCGGCAGACACGCGAGTGGAAGATCGAGCAAGCGAAGAAGACCCTCGGCCCCCGGTGGGTGCTGCACCCGGCCAATCGCGTGCAGCGTGTCCCCGTGCGTCGCGGGGTGTTGGGATGACGATGGCCGCGAACGGACTCGCCAAACTGCTCGAGGAACTCGGCGAGCTTTCCCAGGTGTGCGCCAAGAAGCTCGCCTATTACCACACCGACGAACATCCTGATCGCGCAGGCTCGTTGCGAGAGCGCATGCAGGAGGAGATCGCCGACGTGGCCGCTGCCATGCTGTTCGTTGAACTTACCTTCGCCCTGGACGCAGACGCAATAGGGCGTCGCGTGCTCCACAAGTTCACCCTGTTTCAGCAGTGGCACGCAGACGACAGCAACGGCGCCGATTCCTTCGACGCCGCAGGAGAAAAATAAATGGTGCTGATGAAGTTCAAACAGTCGGCGCTTTACGTGAGGAAAGATCCGGATGCGGGCTGGATCGTTTCCATCGCAAAGTTCAACGGGAGCCAACGCGATGACCAATGAAGCGACCGGCGCGAGCGAGCGCCACGAGGACCGGGGCGCCGCTGGCTCTCCGGTGGAACGACCTGTTAGGCCCCTTTCGGAGCCTTTGTTTATGCTGCACTGCGGCGCACTTTTTGGTGGAGAGCGCGACGACTGGGACGTGGAGCCCAACAGCGGCCGAGCCGTTGACGCGCTGGCCGACCAGCACCCCGGCGAGACGCTGCATCTGTACGCCTTGACTCCTGATGACGTGGCGGCGGTGAACAAGCGTCGGGCGCGGATGGAGTGGATGAAGCGCGACACGGCCCGCTGCAAGTGCGACCACAACGAGTACTGCCAGCACTGCTGGCCGGAGAGTTTCCGACCTGGCGGCCCGTGGCATGGCCTTGGGGCCTAACGCAAAAGTCAGCGGCGCCGGTACGGCGTCCGCTGGACTGCCGGGTTCGGCGTCAGACTGAGGAGCGCGAAATGTACGAATCTCCGTATCAGAAAGAGGAAACCGAAGACCTGATTAGACAGGTCAACGAGCTGCGCGCGGCCCTGGCTATGTGCTGGAAGATACTACCTGATGGAGACTACGGCGCCGACGCTGTGTCCGTGAAGCGGTGCATGACGAAGTTCAATTGCTGGCCGGAAGGTGAAACCGAATGAACATCGAACTTGGCGAGAAGCTGTTTGAGTTCCGCAGCAAGCAGGACTGGATAAACCGGGCAGACCGTATCTGGAGGCTGCACGAAACAAATGCGCAGCATACGGTTTGCGTTGACCAACTTGGCCGGATATGTGGATGGGGAAAGCATTTCGCCGATGCTGAGCGGGACAACGCCTACCCGATTGAGGTGTTCCGGCTACGCGCTGACATGACGCCGAACGACCAGTATAACCGGCCCGCTTCAGCGGGTCCGGGTTGATGCGCCAGTTGGGCGCGGGAGGTGAGAGATGAGGAAATACGTTGTTTGGTGCCCGGACCTGGGCCAGGAGCAGGAAGACGGCGCGACGATCCCGGCGACTGACCCCGCCGATGCGGCAGAAGGGTGGGCGGAATGGCACGACCGCAGCAGTGCAGAATATCGGATTGCCAGCGGGCGCGAGGAGATCGTGATAGTCCGCGACGTGGAGACCGGCGAGCAGCGCGAATGGATTGTGCGCGGCGAGGCGATGCCGTACTACACGGCGCAGCCTGGGGAGTCCGCGACGATCCGGGCGCAGGTGGCGCCGGGTCGGTGGGAGGATGTACCTAGACGTAGCGAGGCAAACAAATGAAATGGCAGCCGATTGAGACCGCACCCACAGACGGCACACGCATCTTGCTACGCGGCAGGAACGGCAAGATTGCTGATGGACACTATGGGCAGCCGGATGGGTTTGCAAACCCTAAGCGGTTTGTTTGGCCGTACATCCATGCCAATCCGACGCACTGGGCTCCGCTCGCGTTGATTGCTGCTGCGCCGGAGCTGCTTGAGGCACTGGAAGATCTGGCATCCCTGGCCGAAGCTGCGATGCGCGAAGTTGGAGAGTACGACATCGAGGCCGAACTTGCGGACGCCCGCGCCGCCATCGCCAAGGCCACTGGTGATGACGATGCCGCGCCCGAATGAACCTGCGCGGCGAAAGACATGACATTTGGCCGATGCTGCAAGGTGACGCCCAACTGGAAATGGCGCTTGTTCTTCAACGTACACCGCCGGAGGGGCGCGCGATGAAAGAGCGCGACGTAGAGAAGTACCTCGTCGACCGGATCAAGGCTATCGGCGGTGAAGTGCGCAAGGTGCGATGGGTCGGACGCAAAGGCGCCCCGGACCGTCTCGTCATGCTGCCGGGCGAAAGTACGTGGGTTGAGGTGAAAAGCCCTGCCACGGTCGTGAAGTTCCCCAACGACGCCCGGGAGCGCGCCCAGTACCGAGAGCACCGGCGGATGCGAAAAATGGGCCTTCGGGTCGAGGTCATCGGCACGACGGAAATGGTCGACTATCTATTCCCGATCGAACCATGAACAAGCGATTGATCCCCGGGCATCGGGGAATGCCCATGCGGAAGATGAACGCGCAACGATTCGCGAAGATGGTGGACGTGCTCATGCGCGAATGCGTGACGATCATCCACCTCGCGAAGACGGTCAACGTATCGGAACCGGTCGTGAGGGAGTACGTCAACGCGCTGCACCACGTCCGACCGAGGATCCTCCGCATCGGCGATTGGGAGAACTGCCGGACGGACGAAATTCCGCTGTGGGTTCCGGCCTTCACTTTCGGCAAAGAGCCGGACGCCCGCCGGCCGACGAAGCTCGATCCGAACGAACGATGCCGACGGTACCGCCAGCGGAAGAAAATGAAAGCGCTGCAAGCCGTTCTAGCCGGGGCGGGCAAGTGAAGGACTTTGATCCCCGACCCTATCAGTCCATGATCGTGAGCCACATTCACAACGTGCCACGCTGCGCGGTGTGGGCGGGGATGGGACTTGGGAAGACCGTGTCGACGCTGACCGCGATCGATGGGCTCTTCCTCGCAGGGGAGGACCATCCGGTGTTGGTGATCGCGCCCCTTCGCGTGGCGCGTACCACGTGGCCGGAGGAAGCCCGCAAGTGGTCGCACCTTCGGCACGTGTCGGTGATGCCTGTCGTCGGATCCGTGGACGAACGTCGCGCGGCCCTGCGCTACGATGCCAGCGTGTACGCCATCAACATCGACAACATCGAATGGCTCGTGGAGTTCTACGGTGAGCGTTGGCCGTTTCGCACCGTCGTGGTCGACGAGGCCACGAAGTTGAAATCGTTCCGCATCGGGGGGACGGAACCCAAGAAGAACGGAGAGCCCCGACGTTCCGGCCACGGTAGCAAGCGGGCCGCTGCGCTCGCCAAGGTGGCACACCTCCGGGCCGAACGGTTCATCGAACTCACTGGCACCCCATCGCCCAACGGATTGCAAGACCTGTGGGGACAAATGTGGTTCGTCGACAAGGGCACTCGCCTGGGCCGGACCTACGACGCCTTCCGGCAACGGTGGTTCCAGAAGTCTTTCGACGGGTACGGCGTGGAAGCGCTGCCCTTCGCGCAAGAGCAGATACAAGACAAGCTACGAGACGTGTGCCTCAGCATCGACGCGGCGGACTGGTTCGACCTCGAGGCGCCGATCGTGAACAACATCTATGTCGACCTCCCGCCGAAGGCTCGCGCGCTGTATCGCGACATGGAAAAACGGATGTTCGCAGAGATCGAGGGCCACGGGGTCGAGGCCTTCAACGCGGCGGCGCGAACGATGAAGTGCTTGCAGCTGGCGAACGGGGCGGCGTACGTCGACGACGTAGGGAACTGGAGGGAGGTCCATGAAGAGAAAACACAAGCCCTGGAGTCGATTGTTGAAGAAGCGCAAGGCGCGCCGGTCCTCGTCGCGTATCACTTCAAGTCCGATCTCGCCCGACTACTCGCCGCCTTCCCCAAGGGCCGCGCACTGGACGCAGATCCGCAGACGCTACGTGATTGGAACGACGGTCGCATTCCTGTTCTGTTTGCTCACCCTGCTAGTGCTGGTCACGGTCTCAACTTGCAGGACGGCGGGAACATCCTGGTGTACTTCGGTCATTGGTGGAACCTCGAGGAGCGAATGCAAATCCTCGAGCGAATCGGACCGACCCGACAGTTGCAGGCCGGATACAAGAGGCCCGTCTTTGTTCACAACCTCATAGCCCGGGACACCGTCGACGAGGACGTGATCGCGCGGGTGGAGAGCAAGCGAGAAGTACAGGACATTCTTTTGGACGCGATGAAGAGGAGAGGATAGACATGAGCATGTGCATCTACCACGGCAATTGTGCCGATGGGTTTGGGGCCGCGTGGGTCGTTCGAAAAGCACTCGGCGAGATTGAGTTTCACCCCGGCAATTACCAAGAACCGCCGCCCGACGTGACCGGCAAGGACGTGGTTATGGTGGACTTCACGTACAAGCGCCCGGTGCTGTTGGGGATGGCCGAGAAGGCCAACAGCATCCTCATTCTTGACCACCACAAGACGGCGGCGGAAGACCTGATCGACTTGCCCGCGAACGTGACGGCAAAATTCGACATGAACCGCAGCGGGGCCATGCTGGCGTGGGATCACTTCTTCGTGGGTGAAATCCCGCCCCCGCTCTTGCTGCACATCGAAGACCGCGACCTCTGGCGATTCGCGCTCCAGAACACGCGGCAGATTCAGGCGAATGTCTTTTCGTTCCCCTACGACTTCCAGGTGTGGGACACCCTCATGGCAACCGCTCCCGCCGCGTTGGCCGCAGAGGGCGAAGCGATCGAGCGGAAGCACTTCAAAGACATCCGGGAACTGCTCGGCGTAACGACGCGGGAAATGGTGATCGGCGGGCACCGTGTCCCCGCGGCGAATTTGCCCTACACGATGAGCAGCGACGCCGGCCACGAACTCGCAAAGGGGCACCCCTTCGCGGCTTGCTACTGGGACACGCCAACGGGTCGGGTTTTCAGCCTACGGTCGAACGCTTACGGCGTCGACGTTTCCGAGGTTGCGAAGCAGTACGGGGGCGGGGGCCACCGCAACGCGGCGGGCTTCTCGGTGCCCTACGCCATCGCAGCCGCCTTCGAACTTTCAGGAGTAGCGCCATGATGGATTGCGCTGATGTGAAAAAATTCAAGCCCGGCGGGGTGTATCTGCAAGCGGATAGCGAGACTACAGAGTTGTCCGCCGAAGCGGAACGCTGCACCTACTGCGGCCGGCGCGGCGCTGATAACTGCGACGTGCCTCCGCCGGACGTGTGCGAGAAAGCCATCGCCCCGGAGCCTGCCTCCTCGGAGCCTACCTCCCCGCTTGGCGAGCAGATCGGCGGGAACCACTACAAGGACATGAAGATCCAGCCGGTGGAGTTCATCCACGCCAACGGCATCGGGTACATCGAAGGGTGCGTCATCAAGTACGTATCGCGTTGGCGCAAGAAGGGTGGCGCCGAGGATTTGAAGAAGGCCCGCCACTTCATCGATCTGTTACTGCAACTGGAAAACGCAAAGTGAACGACGTTGTCACGGCCCCGGTGGCCGAGTGGCTGGATCCCGAGGAGCACCCCGCTCCTCGAGGATCGAAGATCCTGCTTCTCACCCGGTGGGGCGTGGCGGTTTTCGGTTACTGGGATGACAGCGGCTTCGCCGCCTGGTCCCCGTTGCCGCAGATTCCGCCCAACATCAAAGCGAAGTTGTTCTAGCCATGCCCGAACTCTCTCCCGCCCGGCTTAAGCAGTTGACGGACCGCATCCAGAAACGGGCGCAGGTCCGGCAGCTGCAAGCCCTTGGTATCCGCTACGGTGAGCGGGCCGACGGGACGCTTGTCGTCCTAGAGGAAGAGGTCTCCCGGGTGCTGTACGGCGGGGGGAGTACGATTCGCACGAAGGAATTGGAACCGGACTGGGGGGCGATCTAGTGCCCCGCCCCCGCCTCCCTGATTCGTAGCCAGAGGGGCGAAAGGCATACTTCTTTCAGCCTTTCATGTGGTTACAGTGCGAGGGCCTTACTATAGTTTGCGCTTGGGTGGGCGTGTATGCCCTTGTTTCAGCGGGATCCGATGGCGTTCAATAGTACGGATTCCGCCGCCCGCCGGAGCACCAGGCCGGGGAGCTTCCGACCGCCGCCCCACACCCACCGATGCAACTCCTCCGCGGCCTCGGCCCAATCCCCCGCGTTCACGCGCCGACGGAGCGTGCTCGCCCGGTACCGGGTAGCACCGAGGTTGAAGATGAAATCGGCGATCGCGGCGAGCCGGTCGGAATCGTCCGCAAGGATGGGCGATAGCTTGAGCGCTTGCCCGCACGCCTTGCGCGCGTCCTCGAGGAGCCACGCCTCGGCCAACGCGCGGGGGATGGGCGGAGATCCGATCTTCACTTCGGGCCCGGTGTGGCCGTAGCCGACAGTGGGCACGCCGGCCGGGCAGAGGTACGGCTTGAGCCTCAGCCCCTCGAATCGGCGGATCAGGGGTGGAAGGGCTTCCGGGATCACCGCTTGCGCAGGGATCGGTCAACGAACCAGAAGGCGACGATCGACGCCACGATCGCCCGCTCGTCCGGGCCCCACAAGTGAAGGATCGCTTGCACCCCGGAGTCGCCCTGTTGTACCAGGACGAGGAATTGCGCGACAAGCGCCCCGGTATAGAGCACGATTACCCACCAGAACGTGATGGTTGGCCGCATCAGGCTCGACAGGGCGTCGACCCATTTGACTCCGGTCTGCACCGCCTGGGCCTTAGTGGCTTCGATCATGGCTTGCAGATCGGCCAGCGTGATCCGCTCTTCGGCCTGGGTGTCGGCGAGCTTCTGTCCGGCTTCCAGTTTCAACCGGTCGGCGTCGATCTGTTTGTCGAGCATGGCGAGTTCGTGCTTCCGCTCGTCCTTCCGATCGAGCCACTTGAGCACCTCCGGTGCCATGCGGAAGACACCCCCGAGGGCGGTGCCAAGCAACGTTTCGATCATGCCTTTACCCCCGCGACGATTTCGAGCGTCTCGGTGCCTGACGTTGCCACCAAGGCGCGCAGCGCTTCGACGCTTACCCTATCCGCCTCGAGGAGTGCGCGCACCGCCTGGAGCGTCTCAGCGTCCTGCAACGCGGCTAGGATGACGCGCGCAGCTTCGGTGCCCATCTGCACCATGCCCCACGCCGTGAGGTCATCGGGATCAAGGCGGGCCAGCTGCTCAAGCACCCGGCGGATTTGCGGGGAGATCACGGACCGATCTTCATGTGAGTGATAAGCCACGTCACCCCGGCGCCGAGGGACGCCGCCGCCCCGCCGAGGAGCATCAGCATCCGCCATCCGCCCTTGGCTTCCGACAGTTGCGCCGTGACTTTGGACATCTGCGCGTGCATCTGCCCAATTAGATTTTTCAAGTCGAGGATGTCGTCGCGCAGGTGCGCGACCTCAACTTCCAACTTTCCGATGTCGACCTGCGCTTGCGCAAGTGCGTCGATGGCGGGCCCTTGGCTCAGTTCGCGCATGCTAGACGCTCGCTCTCCAATCGACGGCTTCGGTGCCTCCGATAGCAAGGCCCGTCGCCACGTCGAAGATCGTCACCGTGATCGTGGTGCTCGACCGTCCGGTGACCGAGCACAACCGCCCGGCAACCCGCGGAGTAATCTGCACCGAGGTTGGCGTCGCCGCCAGGCCGTGCGAGATCGTCGCGCCGCTGGCGATGGTAGCCGTGCCTTCGGCCTCGGTCTTATATCCGGTGTTGCCCCTGACGGTAGTGCTCGCGCCCACCTTCACGATGGGGTTCGTGACCGTGTTCCGGATGCGGTTCTCTCGGATGTCGTTGTTGTCGGACGTGCCCGACTCTTTCACGCCATCGGAAGCAACGACCGTCCGGGCCCAGATCAGATTCGCGAAGATGTCATTGTGCGTCGAATCGTTGACCACCACGCCGGCATACGTGTTCGCGGTGCCGTTGCTTGGGTTGAGAATGTAGTTTTCCGCAATCTTGTTGTATATCGATCCACCGTCGAGGAGCACGCCGTGACGGTCCTGGTTTTGCAGGAAGTTGCCGACCACGGTCGTATCGCTGACCGCGTACAGATACACGGAATGCGAGTTCTCGTCGAAGGTGTTCCCGAGAATGACGTGGCCGTCATTCGACGACATCGTGATACCGGCGCCCCCCGCAGGGCTCTTGCCGTTGCCCGCGATGGTGTTGCCGATCGCCTTGAGCCCGTACGCCTGGTTAAGAGCGTAGATCCCGTGCCCTTTGTTTCCGACGATGTAGTTGTCGAAAACGCGCAGATAGTTCGCGGCCTGGGTGCCGTTGCCGTCGAACTTGATGCCGTGCTCCTTCGCGTCCGACAAGTAGCATTGCGCGACTGCATTGTCCTCGGTCGACCGGAAACGGACGAGCGACCCGGAGGCGTTGCCGGCACTGTTGCCGTTGATGCGCAAGCCCTGTACACGACAACCCGCCGTGTAGGTCGCGCCGTCGCCGAACACGATGAAATCGGCATTCGTTCCGCTCTTGACCGTGAGCCACGATGCCCGATACCCCGATCCGAGGAAGGTGATCTCGTTCTTGACGCCCGTTGTGATTTGCCCGAGGAGGTAGTTTCCCTGTGCGAAGAAGATCGTCGCCGACCCCGACACGCTGTTGATTGCGTTTTGCACCGCTGTCGTGTCGTCGGTGACGCCGTCGCCCACGGCGCCGAAGTCGCGCACGTCGACCATGGTGGAAGACGGTACCCCGAGGGTAGCGCGCGCCGCCGCGGCGTTCGCATCGTCGAGCACGGTCGCCATGAACGCCGACACGACGGTCGTGCCCGGCGACGATGACGCAGCGATGGGGTTGCCGCTGGCGTCAAACGCAAGGTATTTGCTCGCACGGAAACCCGCTGCGGGGATCTCGGGCGTCGTGGTTCCGGGGTCGCTTACCGGGAAACGGATGGACCTCTCGGCGGATTCGTTCAGCTGCTGTACGAGGATCGTGAGCTTGTCCAACGCGGTGTTTACGACCGCCGGATAGAAGCCGCCCAAATTCGTAAGGCTCACGTTCTGCGTAGGAGGTACCGCCGACCCAACGACAAGCGACTGCCCGGTCGGGAGCGCATCCGGGAGCGTGACCGTCCCGCCGGGGTTCGTGTCCTGGTCCGCGTTCAGCGTGACGGTGTAACCCGAATTGAGTACGAGAACTGTCTCGTCGCCCGTCGAGTCGTCCGACTGGACGATGTACATGTCCGTTGCGGCGAAGACCTTGAAGGCGAACGGGAAGGCCGCGACGATGTCGTTCCCGTGGTAGGGTCCAGCTTGGCGGGTAGTCGAAGAGACGGTCATGCTCGCGGCCCTTGGGTAGTCCAGAGAAGGCTATACGGGTCGGGCCGGGGTAGGTGCACCCTACTGCGCGGAATACCCGAAGACCAACGCCGCCGGGTTCTCCGTCTCCCCTTCCTCGAGGGCTTGGGCGCCCGTGATCGTCTTGTTGACCTGGGCCGAAGGCAATCCGGTGAGGTCGCCGATCACGTTGACAACGGCCTTGCGGAAGGCGTCATCGAACTCGCCTTGCGCGGTTTGCTGCCCGAGTTTCACCACATCGGACACCACGCGAACGCCCGCCGGGCCTTGGTAATCGCGCACGCCTTCGGCACCCGCAACGATCTTCCCCACGGCGCCGAACTCGCGCACCACGACCATGAGGCCCATCAGGTACTCGAGTTGCGCAGCGATCAACTTCCGGGTGAGATCCTCGTCGTCGTCATCCCCGCCGGGTTGCAGCGCATCCTTGAGCAATGTGCCCATGATCGCGGGCACCGTGAAGAGGAGCAGATAGTCGACGGCGATCTTCGCTTTGTTGCGTTGGGTCATGGTCTGCGCCACGCCCAGGTTTAACGCCGTGTTCATGAACGAGTAGAACACGGTGAAGAGCTTGAGCGCCGGTCCGCCGCGCTCGACCGCTGCGAGGTCTTTCAACTGCCCGCCGCCCTGGGCATCGATCACGGCCTGATCGGCAAGGGACACCGCACGGTCTTCGGGTTGCTGGTCCGCAATCGCCTTTTCGTAGGCGCCGACCCATGTCGGAATGTCGACGAGTTGCTGCGCCCGCATCATCAGGAAGTACGTCCCCTGCTTCGCGACGGCGAGCGGAACGTTCTCGTCCTGCACCTTGTTGCGCAGTTCGTTAAGTTCCCGAAACCGGGTCCGCGCACGGTTGCGCATGAACTCCGATTTTTCGTTCACCATCTTCGCAGTGCCGAGCGGGGAGGCAAGCGTCCGCGCGATGCCGCGCCCGACCCACGTCGCACCCACGCGAACAATGGATTGCGTAAACCCGAGGGGTTGCATCGCCGCGCTCATGACGTTGAAGCCCAGGCCGGCGGCACTCACCCCTTGCCGGAGCCGACCGAGCGCCAACTCTCCCGCGTTGGCCGCGCCGCGTTCGCCCTCGGCAACATCGGCAACCCACGACTTGAGTTGCGCCTTCGCTTCGGGCCCGTAGTGCCCACGGATCGCAGCGTCGATGGACTGCGAGCGCAGGAGCCGATTCGCGTCGATAAGCCACTCGTGCCAGGCGAGGTCGTGGATCACATCGTTGACCCCGGAATACAGACCCGAGAGGTTGTAGAGGAGCGGTCGGCCGACGACCTCGTCGACGCGCGACTTCGTGAACGACCTCCGGGTCGTGGCCGAGGTGTAGGCCCCGCGGAGTTGCCTCTGCGCTTCCTCCGCATCGGCGTACTGCTCTGCCCGCTGCGACGCCGCCGGGTCGAACTTGATGGGGTAATACCCTCCCCGAAGCGATAGGGTCTGCCCGTCGGCCGTGGTCACGTCGAAGGGCCGAGGTTCAACCCATTCCGGTTCCTTACCGTAGACGCGCCGTTCCTTC